CTTTGTATGTTCTCCACAACATTTATTGAGATCTATTGGCACGAGAGACACTCAACGTTGTTTACTGTAGCCCCTTGAGGTTACAGTTACATTTTTCGCATGGACATACACCAGTATTATCTGAATGTCCTTTAGCATTACAATGACAGTTACAAAAACAATCTTTACACTTAGCCATTTTTACTTGGTAATCCTTTTGCTAACCACTCAACAAATTTAGTCCATGGCCAACAAATTATTTTCCATAGTTTTTTAATCATCCTTGGTCTCCTCAATATTATAGAAGAATCTATCTGAATCTTCTGTTTTCCATTTACGACTATCTTCTACATTCCATTCGGAAGTTTGTACCTTCCAATCAAAAGGAATTTCATCCCTTACTGTAAAGGAAGGAATACTCCAGATTAGTCTATTGTTTGGCTGAGCCGCATAATTGCCATTTTCTAATGCCAATATATGAGCGCACTTATGTTCGTGCGGAATTTCCGAATGATCGGTGTCGACTATATTACTCTCTGGATGGGCCCAGTCAACCGTAAAAAGGTACGCACCCGAATACCATTTTTTATCTTTTCCTATATATTTACCGGATTGACCATCTAAGATATCAAAAGAAGTAACGCTAGGATAGTAACTGAAACAATTCCATAGAACCAACTCGTCAAGTCGCATCCTAGGAACTTGTGATATATCAAATGATCTTTGAATGAACGCTGAGATAGGTAATCTATAAAAGATTGCCCCGTTTTCCATAATCGCGTGGAATAGAATCGGAGAGCCACTGATCGAAGCAATTCCAAAAAGAATGCAATCTTCAGCTTCTCCGTGATGTTCTTTAAGATCATAGAGATACTCTCTCCTGACCTGCGCATAGGTTGCAGGAATGTTTGCGTTCAGGTAAGCCATTCAACATAAAACTCCTAGTTTACTAAAAAATAGATGGCAACAATAACTACCACGATAGCGGCAGATATTTTGGGATTAGCTTTTGCTAATGTCCAAAGTTGTTTTGCTTTTTCCATAGTTCCTCCTAATTTATATTACCCCAGTTTTCACCAGCTTCATAGTCTACTTTGTTAGGTACTTCTAGCTCGACTGAAGTTTCCATTATTTGTACTATCTGTTTAGCTTCTTTATCATCTTTTACGGAAATATCCAACTCATCATGCACCTGTATATGTGGTATAATTCCTTCTTTATGTAGATCAATCATGGCTTTTTTAGTCATGTCAGCTGCAGATCCTTGTATTAATCTATTTAGTGCTTTGTATGTATAGGCTCTTCTGATTCCTGGTCCGTGTTCCGCGAGTGCTTCTTCATGGGGCAACGCTTTATGCATCCCGAATGAATTTGGTTCCCATAAATGGAAACGACAAAGACGACCCAGTAACGTACGGATCTGTCCTCTTTCTTGTGCTCTATTAGAAGCTTTATCCATTAACTGTTTAACGAAGGGTACACGACTGTGGTAAGTATTAAATAGTTCCACTGCTTTTTCTCTTGTCACTCCTAGTTGCGCTTGAAGTTTTCCTTTACCCATTCCATAAAATAATCCTAAGTTAATTGTCTTGGCTTGGGATCGAGGAATCTCTGCCATGTCTGCCACGGTCTGATGGAAATCTGCTTTAGTATTTTCTTTATAAGAATCCAGTACATCATAGACTGATGGAAGTTTATAAAGAGCAGCATAATGAACTACGAGTCTTGGTTCCTGCTGATTATAATCGAAACAACCCCACTTACACCCTTCCTCAGGAATAAATAAAGATCTGATCCGTGGTCCAAGATTCTTGTTCCGTGCGGGAATCTGTTGAAGATTAGGGTTACGATAACTAAATCGTCCGGTGACCGTTCCCCCACTGTCTCCACGTAATTGATTAATTTCTGCATGGATTCTACCCCTATGAGTATATTTTAAAATCGTATCGATGAAAGTAGTATGAGCTTTATTAATTTCCCTGGCTTGAGCAATAAGCTTCACCACCGGATGAGGGTGATGCATTAAAAAGTTTTTAGTAAAAGAAGGAGCTTTAGTCTTGGCTGTACGATCATAAGGAAGCTTTAATTTATCAAAGACCTGTGCTATACTTCTTGCCGCCCAAATCTGTACTTCGACGTTCGTCTTTTGTTTCACCTCATGAAGTAATTTTTTCTCTTGTTCTACTAATGTTTTCTTTTCGATCGCTGCTTGTTCTTGATTTACACGTACCCCGAGAAACCTCATATCCGCTAAACAAGGAAATAATTCTGTTTCTAATTTCCATATATCATGAATATCTTGGTGTTCTATTTCTTTTTTTAATTCTTGCCATAACTTATAAGTTAGTTCTGCATCTTTTTCTGCGTAAGAACCTACGTACATTGCAGGGAGTTTATACATTTCTGCCTTAGCATCGACACCCCAATCCTTGGCTGCCGCATAGAGAGCTGCTTCATCTTTGCTTTGACCTAAATAGCGTCTTGAACAACTATTTAAATCATAACGTAGTTGATTCTCATCCACGATCGCGGATCCAATCATCGTATCAATAATTCTACCTTTAATGGTAAAGCCTTCTGAACGTAGCCAGCAAACATCATACATAGAATTATGAAAAATTTTATCTGCACTATTATTTAAAACTTCTTGAAACCATTTTCTCACTATGGCTTTGTCCATATTTCCACCGCCTTCATGGGCGATAGGAAAATAACCCGACCAGGTTTGAGTGGCGACAGAAATGCCGACAATGTTTCCATTTTTAACAATGGATCCTGATCCCATCGCATGATTTAAATTAGGATCTTTGGTTTCTAAATCGATGGCTATTTCACATTCTTGACTTAAATCTGGAAAAGATTCTGGGGGAACCCATTCCGTTTGAGGTTTAAATAAGGGAGGTTGAAGGGTCATTTTTTTAATGTAAATCCTGGGGGTAAAGGTTTAAGGGCTTCGTCTTCTGCATAATCTCTTTCAATAGCCATATCAATATAGTGTTTAGCTTTTAGTAAATCTTGTTTCTGTCCTTTCTGTTTATGTCTGCACAAATATTTTATAGCATTTCCTTCCGCAAACGGCAAATTATTTTTATTAATAAATTCAGAGGGTTGAATTTTCATCGAGGCATAATGATTTCCTCCAATTTGTTTTTTGTATGCATCACTCATAATAAATAACTTTTATAAACGTCCTTAGGTTCTACAATATGTAAATGGTCCTTGGTTCGTGTTGCACCGACATAGAATAATCGATTCACATCATCGGGTCGTTGTTCATATTCGCCATACGTTCGTCGTGTTAAATCGGTGAGGAGAACGACATTTTGGCATTCTCCCCCTTTGGCTCCATGGATGGTAGAGAGCGTAATCCGTGGAGTTTGATTTAGTTTCTCTCCATTCTGTCTCATTTTTCTAATGTACGAGACACGTCTTGTTGGAGCTTCATCTAAAGCTTCGTACCAAACTTGATCGGTTTTAAGACCATATTTTTCTTGGCATTCTTTTAATGAATAAAAATTATTTTTATCCATTAAAGCTAATTTTTCTTTTTCTAATTGGTGAGGACTTATGTAATCAAACATTTGAGAGACCGTTTGATAATCTAATGTACCCCCTTTACGCCATTTTTCCCAGTGAGTAATAGATTCATATAACTCGGATTCATATCCTTTTTTAAATTTATTTTTGTAGTAGTATCCTTTTTGATAAAGTATTTCTTCTAATTCATCTAACAAAGATCGTGTTCTTCCTAAGATTAGCCATTCTCCTTGAGACATATCAATGTCTCTAAAATCTGCATAGACCGAAACTTTTCCTTGTTTCATTTTAGGCTTCCATAATTTTGGAATTCGATTGCTTATCTTTCCTATAATTTTCATAGCTATTTCATGAATTTTAGCAGGAATCCGATAGGATTGAGTAAGATTAACAAACTTGCCATCAAGAGCAATGAAACTATCTACATCCGCACCCGCCCATTTAAAAATAGCCTGGTCATCATCGCCTGCAATATAATTATCTGCAGTTCGATTCCATATCGTTTTGACCATATCCCATTGCATGAGAGAAAGATCTTGAGCTTCATCTACAAAAACTACATCAAATTGAGGAGAGGCATTGGCTTTAATAAAATTTAAAATCATATCGTTAAAATCCACGAGGCCATATTCTTTTTTATATCTTTCTAATTCATGCGCTATAATTTTAAGTTTATCAAATTCAACATCCTGAGTGTGTTCTTTTAAATCATATTGTTTTTCAAAAGAAATGTTTCTTAATTTTGCAAGCTGCAAAATTCTTAAGTAATCACTTTTAGTGGAGAATATGCCATTCATTTCTTGATCATTTTCTTCATAGTCCACCGGGAATCCTAGTTTGTTTCCTAAATCTGCATAGTGTCTTTTTTGCATAACGTTTTGTTTTTGAATACCTAGTCTTCGAAAAGCTAAGGAATGAAGAGTTCTAAAGTAGGGTAAATCATCTTCCGTTAAATTAAATTTCTCTATTGCTCTATCACGAGCTTCGTGAGCAGCTTTTTGAGTGAAGGCAAAATAACCAATTCTATTGGGATCTGTTTTTTTTAAATATTTATCTACGAGATTAAGAAGTGTGGTTGTTTTCCCTGTGCCTGGAGGTCCGAGTACAATGGTTTTCATTAAAAAGGTTCCACAGGTTTTAATTCTTTAGGTTTATAATCTTCCTGGGATTTTTCGAATGAGTTTACGATGGTGACCGTTGGTCTATTTTTTCCTATTGTTATTCGATCCGTAGTGCAATCACATTCTTCCTTGAGCATCTGACTTGTTTCTTGAAACTTAACGTCCCATCGTCTTCTTTGAAGGAAGCCGTAGTAAAAAGAATCGAACAAGAAATAATGTTTTCCATCGTTGGTATAAACACTTCCTTTTTTAATATCGTCTTTTTCAACACTTGAAGATCCACGATTCGTGCAAAATTCTTCAAGATGATTTGTCAGCTGATCTTTTTTGGTAGTCCCTGTTGGAGGAGTAATAATTTCTCGTGTTTTAAGTAATTGATTTACAAGGATTTTCCAGTCTTTGAGTTTCATACTTGGCGGATATAATCCAATGCCTGCTATGCAAGCTTCTTCAAATAAGGACTGTTGTTTTAAATATTTAGCACTTGGAAGTTTAAGACGTTTACCATCCACATTTAAATAATAATAAGGTTCTTCCAACTGAATTTCTTGAAGATCGTTTAAGTCGGGAAATATAGCTTGGCCCCCGATTCCATAAGTTCTTGTTTTACATAATTCTTTATCACAATGATTGCACATAGGAACATCATTACATTTCCAGCCCCAGTCTTGTTTTTCATGTTGTTGTTTGATTGTGTCTATTTCCTTTTGTTCTAATTCTCCAATAATATATTTAGCATGAAACCAAGAAATTTTTTCCTTCCAGTTGTTTGGCCATTTTTTTTTAGCGTAAATAGCAAAATGAAACAAAGCATTATTCCGCCCTGGTTCAGATATTCCTTCCAAGGCTAAGGTTTCAATACACGGTGGTCCATCTTTAAACTCTGATTCGGCTCTTTTAATTTGTATATTTGCAACGTCCTCAGGTTTAACACTGTAACATTCATATAAACCATAAAATTCTTCAAGATTAGCTGCGGTGCCATCAATTTTAAATGCATAACGAGTTGTTTTATTGCCGTGAAAATATGGAAGATTTAAAAAATTTCCTGTATCTTCGTCAGATTTTAATTCAATTTGTTTAGGAAAGACTTCCGCATTTCCAAATCCTAGGATGGCACGGATTTGATTAAGTTTGTCTCGAACTGTTTTTGCATCAATATAATCTTTAATAAATAAAAAAATGTGAGCCCCTCCACTTTTGGAACGGCATACTATTAAAGGAAGTTCAAGTGTATGAATTTTATTAAGTAATTTTTTATGATCAAAACCAGCATAACTATCAACATCTATGCACCCCCATTTACAATTATCTTCTTCATTAATGGGAATAATACCTAGAGTTGGTTCGATACCATTTAAATGATCTTCAAAATGTTGGCGAGTAACAATTTCTCTTTTAACAAAAGACTTTGTTTTTAATTTTGCTCCATTTTTAGGAACTGAATTAATATAAGTGCATCCATGTGCCCTTTTTAATCCTTCAAATATATTTATAAACTTATCTACCATCTACTACCTATTAAGAGAGGCGACCCCCTCTCGGTTGTCGCCTCCTCCTTGCAAGATATTCACCCTAGGTGAATTCTTTAGTACGGAACGTCCGTAGTAGTTTCGGAAGGCGAATGTTTAATTTGCACTTTCCCTTTGCTGAGTCTTTCGGCAAAGTTTTTTGCAATTTCATAAGCACTTTTGTCTTTGATGGTATCTAATTTAGATACATCCCAACCGTACCAAGTTCCTTTATCGTTAGACTGTTGAACAGTTTTTAATCGATAAATATGACTGTATGTTGGAGGTGTAAATAAACCATCCTTGCCCCTCATTTTAATACTCATCATCATTGTGTTCCATTTTTTGCTAATCTTTAATTGAGTAGCCTTCATAGAAATCAATGCTGTAGAAGGAGTTGAACCCGATAGTAAAACTACAAAGTGGTTCGCTGTATTTTCAAGATAGTTTCCGTTAGGTAATCTATCCTTATTCATTTTGTCTCGAGTGGCTTCGTTAATGACTCCACTGTTAACTTCATGAATTGCTACAGGAGCACCCATGCTTGTTCCTCTATCTTGCCATTCAACATACTGTCTTTTATAAAAGACGGGTAGTACATCGATCTCATCATAGAGTTCGGTTGTGACAGTGTTGTATATTTTTCCTGGTTCTGCACCAGCAGTATATTTACTGTCTTTTTTATTTACTTCGGGAGATAGTTGTCCCAAAACTTTCAGAAAAGGTAACGCTAAATCTTCTTGCGTGATATTCTGAGAGCCAGCATTTGCATCGGCTTCAAAAACATTTGTAGCTAATGCACCTGCCTTATCGCGTTTCACGATGTTTGCTTCTTGGTTCATGGTTATTGTTTCCTTGTTATTTTGGTTCGGTTTCCTACGAACACGTTAAAAATATCCGTTGGCATTTCTTTTCCTGCCTCAACACGCTCACGGACGAGAGCTTTCAGGGTCATAGGCTCAACCTTCAACTTTTGTGTTGGTTGATACCCCTGACCCTTCGCAAGGTCAGCATATTCTGCTGCCTTGTTATCTTCGTTACGTCCAAAGGAAACGGAGATTTCATTTTTAATGATATCCCCTAGGCCATTTTGGCGAAGCCAACTATACGCCGACTCTCTATTCTTTAAAGAGATGTTGGCTGCATAATACGGTTTCACATCAACTGCAGATCCATCTGCAAGTTTGAGAGAAGATAATCCCATTTCACTTAAAAGTGTGGGAATAACTTCTCCTGAAATTCTTTCAATTTCTTTTTCTTTATCTTTTAAAGCTTGCTCTTCAGCTTTAACTTGATCTTCTAAATCTCTTAACTTTTTAACTTGATCAGCTAAGGATTTTATGTTTTCTGTTCGATCCAAAACTTCTGTTTGGTCTTTCTCCATTTCATTTATTAACTCACTCATCTATCTTTCCTTTCTCGTAGAGATTTATTTCTAATGGATAATACACTTTCTCTTGTCTGTCCCATTTTAATAATTTAAATTTTCCACTATTTATATCAGATGCAATTGCACATGCCAATCCAATAACAGATGGATCTCCCGATAATAATAAATAATCGTTAGAGTTGAAATCTTTCAACAATCTTCTTAATTCAAAAATAACAGGACCCGGACTTAAGATAATTTGTGTATCTTCTCTTAAAAGAACTTTTAGTTTACCGTATTTTGAAGCACCCATAATATTAAATTTAGGACGACCAATTCGTGTCCCGGGTAACTCTTGCAATACATAAACTATACTTTCTTTTTCCATATTTACTTTCTTGACAAGATATAGGACTTTATTGTATAAATGTCAATAGAAAGTAAAAATGAATTATAAATTTAAAACGCCACCATATGCGCATCAATTAAAAGCATTGGAAATGTCTCATAATAGAGAGGTATTTGCCTACTTCATGGAAATGGGTACAGGTAAATCTAAAGTCCTTCTTGATAATATTGCTATGCTCTATGATAAAGGTAAAATTAATGGTGCTTTAATTGTGGCTCCCAAAGGAGTTATAGGAACTTGGTATAATCAAGAAATACCTACCCATTTACCAGATCATATTGAAAAAAAAGTAGTCTTATGGCAGGCTCTAATTAATCAAAAACAACAGAAAAAGCTGGACACTTTATTTAGTACGGGTGTAGACTTGCATATCTTACTTATGAATGTAGAAGCTTTCAGTACCCAAAAGGGTGTTGCTTTTGCTTCTAAATTTTTATTAAGTCATAAAACTTATATGGTCATCGACGAGAGTACTACCATTAAAAATCCTGGTGCAAAAAGAACCAAAAGTATTATTGGTCTCTCTCGTATGGCTAAATACAGACGAATTTTAACAGGATCTCCAGTTACTAAATCTCCATTAGACTTATACAAACAATGCGAGTTTCTTGATCCTTATCTCTTGAACCATTCTTCTTATTACACGTTTCGTTCGCGTTATGCGACGATGCGTAGTGCCAACTTTAACGGAAGATCTGTGCAAATCGTAGTAGGTTATAAAAACCTTGCAGAACTGTCGGAAAAACTTAAGCCGTTCTCTTATAGAGTTCTCAAAGACGATTGCCTAGATCTTCCACCTAAAACATACATGAAAAGAACCATTACGTTAACCCCAGAACAACAGAAAGTTTATCAACAAATGAAGAGGATGGCTTTAGCGGA